TTATTTGCCGTCTTTACCAACATGAAGAATGGCAAGGAATGCTTCCTGTGGCAGCTCAACGTTACCGACCTGCTTCATACGCTTCTTACCTTCTTTCTGCTTCTGCAGCAGCTTTTTCTTACGACTGACGTCACCGCCGTAGCACTTCGCCAGAACGTTTTTACGCAGCTGTTTCACCGTAGAACGCGCGATAATATGGTTACCAATGGCCGCCTGAATCGCGATGTCGAACTGCTGACGCGGGATCAGATCTTTCATTTTCTCAACCAGCTCGCGACCACGGTACGGCGCATTGTCGTTGTGGGTGATCAGGGCCAACGCATCCACACGCTCACCGTTGATTAGCACGTCCACACGCACCATGTTGGAGGCCTGGAAACGCTTGAAGTTGTAATCCAGGGACGCATAGCCACGGGAGGTAGACTTCAGGCGATCGAAGAAGTCGAGTACCACTTCCGCCATCGGGATTTCATAGGTCAGCGCCACCTGGTTACCGTGGTAGACCATGTTGGTCTGCACGCCACGCTTCTCAATACACAGTGTAATGACGTTGCCCAGGAACTCCTGTGGCAGCAGCATGTGACACTCTGCAATCGGCTCACGCAGTTCGTGGATATTGTTCAGCGGCGGCAGCTTGGACGGGCTATCGACGTAGATCACTTCTTTCGAGGTGGTTTCTACCTCATACACAACGGTCGGTGCGGTGGTGATCAGATCCAGATCGTATTCACGTTCCAGACGCTCCTGAATGATCTCCATGTGCAGCAGGCCGAGGAAGCCACAGCGGAAACCGAAGCCCAGCGCCGTTGAGCTTTCTGGCTCGTAGAACAGGGAAGCATCGTTCAGGCTCAATTTACCGAGCGCATCACGGAAGTTTTCATAGTCATCTGAGCTGACCGGGAACAGACCCGCGTAAACCTGCGGTTTCACCTTTTTAAAGCCTGGCAGCGCTTTATCTGCCGGGTTACGTGCTCCGGTCAGAGTATCGCCCACTGGCGCGCCGAGGATGTCTTTAATGGCGCAGACAAGCCAGCCTACTTCGCCACATTTCAGCTCGGTACGGTCAACCTGTTTTGGCGTGAAGATACCCAGACGGTCAGCGTTGTAAACCTGACCAGTACTCATTACCTTGATTTTGTCGCCTTTACGCATGGTGCCGTTTTTAATACGCACCAGAGAGACAACACCAAGGTAGTTATCGAACCAGGAGTCGATGATCAGCGCCTGCAGTGGGCCATCCGGGTCACCTTCCGGGGCCGGGATGTCACGCACCAGGCGTTCCAGCACATCGGTCACGCCCACACCGGTTTTCGCGGAGCAGCGCACGGCATCCGTCGCGTCAATGCCGACAATATCTTCAATCTCTTCCGCGACGCGTTCAGGATCGGCAGCTGGCAGGTCGATTTTATTCAGAACCGGCACAACCTCGAGATCCATTTCCATCGCGGTATAGCAGTTTGCCAGGGTCTGGGCTTCAACACCCTGCCCGGCATCGACGACCAGCAGCGCACCTTCACAGGCCGCCAGCGAGCGTGATACTTCATAGGAGAAGTCAACGTGGCCTGGGGTGTCGATAAAGTTCAGTTGATAGGTTTCACCATCAGCCGCTTTGTAATCCAGCGTAACGCTTTGCGCCTTAATGGTGATACCGCGTTCGCGTTCCAGGTCCATGGAGTCCAGAACCTGGGCTTCCATTTCACGATCAGACAGGCCACCGCAAATCTGGATAATACGGTCAGACAGCGTCGACTTACCGTGGTCAATGTGAGCAATGATGGAGAAATTTCTTATGTTCTTCATATGTATGGATTTATTAACTCGCTATGCGGATTAAATCTTCTTGATGGACACAGCGGTGGACACTCCACAGTAACTACCCCATCAACGACTGGCATGCATATTACACTGTAGCGCCCAAATCGTCAGCATACGATCTCCTGTTCATTGAGTGAAAACGAGTGCCTACAGTTAAGCAATGTAAATTAAATTGTTGGGCAGTCATCATCACCCAGCGCGCGGTTGATGAAGAACGTCACTCTACCAAGCACCTCCCCCCTTCCAGAGCAGCACCTTCGATCGCTTCGCCATCATCTGTCATGAGTGACAGCCCCATCAGATTGGCAAACTGTGTGTGGCAGTCGCACAGAATCAACAACACATCGCCTGGCGTCTTCTTCATTACAGGTTCGATTACCGCAAAGCCTTTATCAGTTTCGAAGCTCGCTCTGCAACTCTTACATCGCCCCATCACCGGCCATTCGCCGCCCGTTTTGCATAAGACGGGCGGCAGTTTACTTTACTCGTTCTATTAAGGATATTGCGTGTTTTACTCAGCTTTTTTTAGGTAATGGTGCCAACTTACTGATTTAGTGTACGATGGTGTTTTTGAGGTGCTCCCGTGGCTTCCATCTCCATCAGTTGTCCCTCCTGCTCAGCTACTGAAGGCGTGGTGCGTAACGGTAAAAGTACTGCCGGACATCAGCGCTATCTCTGCTCTCACTGCCGTAAAACATGGCAGCTACAGTTCACTTACACCGCCTCTCAGCCCGGTACACACCAGAAAATCATTGATATGGCCATGAATGGTGTTGGATGCCGGGCAACCGCCCGCATTATGGGCGTTGGCCTCAACACGATTTTACGTCACTTAAAAAACTCAGGCCGCAGTCGGTAACCTCGCGCATACAGCCGGGCAGTGATGTGATTGTCTGCGCTGAAATGGACGAACAGTGGGGCTACGTCGGTGCTAAATCACGTCAGCGCTGGCTGTTTTACGCGTATGACAGGATACGGAGGACGGTTGTGGCGCACGTCTTCGGTGAACGCACTCTGGCCACACTGGAGCGTCTTCTGAGCCTGCTGTCGGCCTTTGAGGTCGTGGTATGGATGACGGATGGCTGGCCGCTGTATGAATCCCGCCTGAAGGGAAAGCTGCACGTAATCAGCAAGCGTTACACTCAGCGAATTGAGCGGCATAACCTGAATCTGAGACAACATCTGGCAAGGCTGGGACGGAAGTCACTGTCGTTCTCAAAATCGGTGGAGCTGCATGACAAGGTCATCGGGCATTATCTGAACATAAAACACTATCAGTAAGTTGGAGTCATTACCGATGGTTTTACATTACAGTCATTCTCTGTCTAATACATGATCAGGAGATTTGTTCAGTGAATGTTTCTGCCCGTTTTGTTATACTATTAAATCTTGCATGCGCTGCTTTATTATTTACTCTACTCAATGCTAGGTTTGATTTATTCTGATCAGGATCTCATTTTACTTACTCGAAATCCCTCCTAAGATTCATGCATGTACATATCTTACATCCAATCGAGTAGTAAATCGAAAATCATCAGGGAGAATAATGACTTGATAAAGGACGTGATCATTGACCATCGTCCTAACTTTCCATAAACAGGTGGGTATTTAGTGTATGAACCCTCGTCCAACTAGTTCCTTCCGATTACCCTTAAAGCACTTTTCATGGTGATGTTTTTCCTTGTTACATATTTGGATGCTTGTTTTAAGGCATTATTCATTGCTATTACAGTCACAGGCCTAGCTAACCCTTTAACTCGATTTGATCTACTCTGGAAAACATAAATATCAGAAGGATTGCAATCCTTTCTGTACGCAATTAACTTAGAAAGCAATAAATTTAATCTAATTGTTCGTGGCTCAAATTTTGGAGTTCCAGCCAAGTGCAGCATGTCATCTTCGATATCGGAATATCTAATAGTAATCACCCTGCTGCCTTCAGCACGGAGAGAAAACAATGTTAACCATAAGTCTGCCCATGTTGATGAGATTTTAGACAATTCAAAGTGAATAGCCCTAAACTCTTCAGGTGTAATAGAATCTGTTTTTGCCATGAATACCCCCAATGCTCAACCCAACCGTTTACCAAAATTTCAACAACTTTATTACATTATTTCAATACTTTATTACGAAAATTGGATTAAATGTTCAATATTTTTTTCCTCTACCCCTACCGCGCCGGAAATTTTTTATACAAGGTGCACACCGCAACGTCGTAAATAATCGCCACCTGCTTTCTGTCCATTCCGTTTGCGATCAGCCTGCCAGCCTGCGCCCATTGCTCAGGGGTTAACTTCGGCCTTCTGCCGCCTATGCGCCCTTTCTCCCGGGCTGCCGCCAGTCCTGCCCGGGTGCGTTCCACGATTAACTCCCTCTCCATCTCGGCCAGGGCTGACATGATGTGGAATATGAAACGCCCCATTGGGCTGGAAGTGTCGATGCTGTCCGTAAGGCTTTTGAAGTGGATGCCGCGCTGCCGGAGTTCGTCCACCAGCAGTACCAGATTCCGCATGCTTCGCCCGAGGCGATCCAGCTTCCACACTACCAGCGTATCGCCCTCACTCAGCGTTCGAAGAAGCCTTTTAAGCGCTGGCCGGTTCGCTACCGTCCCGCTCATTTTTTCCTCAAAAACCTGTTCACATCCTGCGCGTTCGAGAGCTTGTCGCTGGAGATCCGTATTTTGGTCATTTGTTGACACCCTTACGTAGCCAATTTGCATGTTTTTCACCCAATATTTTCTGCACAAAAATCAGGTGAAGTTATCGGCATGGCTGCCGCAGGGCAATCTATAAAACGTCGGTTTGGGAACATCCGCGACGAGGGACGTCGGGATGAATTCGGGAAACGTCTTACAGGTAGGAGCGTTTGGATTGCCTACTGGTGATGCCAGAGCCTTTAAAACAGACACGGCTGTTGCCCCAGATGGAACAAACTTCGACAGCCTGACAGAGCCAGGAACTTACCGTTTGCTCATAGACATGGCTAAGTCGACTTCGGGGCCTATCTCCAGCTGGTATGGGTAGAAGATGTCACGGATCTGCGGGTACGTCGGCGCGAAATAACCCTGGTTGATTTTAGGGTGCTCCCACATCCCCTTACAGATGCCGCCACAACCCACCCACGTCTTACCGGAACCGAACCCGGCAACGTAGGCTTTGAATTTGTGCTGCATCGCGAGGAAACGCGCCTGAGGAATGTTAAGTGTCGGGCTGATCCCCATCTTCCGCCCTCGCGTCCACTACGTTGATATTGATCTGAACTGGGGTCGGTTCGTCACCATCACCATCACCGGCCAGCTCTTTGCGGAGTTTCTCAACCTCCAGCTGCCGGCGGTCGATTTCGATCTGCTGGAGACGCTGAGCGAACTCGCTATCCGCCAGGCCAAGCCGTTTCATTACGGCTTCGAACATACGCTCACGGCTGATAGCGGTTATCTCGACGCCGTTCTTTCCGACCTTTACGCCGGAGTAAGCGAGTCGCGAGACTGGCGAGAGTTTACGTGTATCAGCGAAGTAAGGCTGGCCGATACCATCGCCGTTGCAGCGTGGGCAACTGAAGTTTTCTGAAGGAGTTGATAACCAATTTGTTCAGCGGATTTTTTGCTGTAACCCGCCCTGATAGCTGCTTGTGTGGCGTTACCATCCTTTAGGTATTCCGCAACAAATAAGCGTTGCTGAGCAGTAAGTCCATCATCATCCATCAGCTCATTTGCGCTTTGTTCTTTCTGCGCAATGCGCACTTTTTTCTGCGCAGATTTGTGCGCAGTTTGCGCAGAAGTTTTTTTGATATATCGACGGGCGGTAGCGTAGTTCAGTCCCTGCGCTTCACACCATTCCTTTGGTGATACGCCGGTTGCGGCATGTTCGGACAGGAACCGTTGCTGAAGCTCTCCCCAGTCCGATTTTGCCATTATTCACTCCAATAAAAAAAGCCACCAGCGAGTGCCAGTGGCTTGAATGTGGTAATCAGAAATGGGTTCGAACCGTTGGGACAAACAATATTAAGCGCTCACCCGCTGGATTAAAGTAGCATCACGCTTCGTCTGGCCGATATGAACTCCTGTATCACTCTACTGACGTATAGAACCAAGCATGACCCATCCTACTGCTACGCGCCAGTCTCGCTGCTTTCAACCAATCAGAGCATCATAAGCCTCGATAATTTCTTTCCTGCTCACGTATCTATCGGCTGCCACCAATATGGCACCACTTTCGCCTTTCAGAAAAGTTGAAAAAAAAATCACCACATCCAAACACCTCACCTCATTATTAGCATACAGATAAAGAATCTTGCTCCGATAACTTCGAATTTTCAGCAACTTAGCAGGCTCATCATCAGCAAAAATCAATAACTGTGCCATAAAATCTCCTTCTACACATAATTCCTTACAAGAGAAGATTGTTAGTCCCATGAACACTCAATCACATTGACGAATCTTTTGCCTGTGATTTACGTTACCTTTAATAGCCCAAAAGTCTTTTTTAACTCATACACCTGAATTCAATTCTGAAAGAAGTGAAAATGGCAGCAAACAAATCACCAGGAGTTTAACTTTATTTAATTAGTTATAGTGCAGAATGCTTAACCCTGTATATAGAGTTCGCTTCTTCGCACTTTTCTTTCAAGTATATGAACCGGGTGGATACTTCACTGTTTGAGCAGTTCGTCACAATGCAGTAACCCTCTACCCACGCCTTTTCATCCTTTTCGGCAAACAAACTTTCGAAAATGGCAACCCAAGTGCTGTTAGGCATGCGTTCCAGTTCAAAATACTTCATTGTCCCTCCCTCACGAAGGGTTCTGTACTCATCCAATCCTAAGATTTTCATACTGCATCTCACGGTCTTTTTAATGTTATGATTTCTAGCATCATATCCAGGCTTTTCCTACCCCCAAATCCATGGGACTCTGCATTTTATCATCATTAGCAACCAGCAGATGAGCTTTGTAATAGATGAAGAATGCGCATAAGAAAGCCATAGCTATTCATGTGACATGCCTGTCCTCAGTATTGGATTTAGGTTACCTCCTGGATAAAACTTACCCATCAACATTAAAAATACAACGATTCCAACAGGCACTCCAACAATAGGTGTAGCGAACGCGCTTACTCCCACGGCGGCAACCATACCTCCCAAAGTACTAAACATGATGGGTATGATTAACATAATGATAGCCTGGGGTATTCCTGCCTTCCAGAGGAGTAACACCATAATGACAACAAAGAACACCATGAGAAAAGGCATTGTTTGCCCCCTTAATTAAACACACTCTCTATATAACGACCATTTGGAAAATTTATTTAGTTATCTTTCAATTAAGGCCTACTTGCAGTTCGCCTGCCACGCTTTGTTATGCGCCAGGATGTCGCGCTTCGTCTGCCTGTCCAGTACATCCCAGTCGTGCGCTGTGCAGTAGATGGGTTTAACCCAGTCGCAAGACGTATCGGCTACCTCAACCCTTACGGGTCCAGTTGTCCCGCAGCTCGCGATCAACATCGTCGTCAGACATATGGTTAACAGTCTGCTGTACATTGCTGGCCTCTTTCGTTGCTTCTACCCGGCGTTCGGCTGCTGCGACCGTTGCCGCTGCGTTATCTTCGGTGCGCTGCTGGTCGGCTTTCACTTCAGCTTTGCTGGTGCCGCGAATATGGCCCAGGCCAAAAGCGCCGGCGATAGCGGAAATAACCAATGCGACCAGCCCAATTATCGTTTCGATCCCCACATTCACCTCATACCAGAACGGATTTCGCCAGGTTCAACAGCGCACGGCGTTTATCCAGCCCGTTGCGGCCGCCATTGATTAACAGTGTCACGCGCTCAACGTCGCCGGAATGAAGAAGGCAACCGCGGGAGGCATAGAACCATGCGGCAGAGCGCGCGGCGTATTCATCCTTTTCAAGCAGCTCCGGATGAGTAACAAGGTCCAGTTTCAACGCCTGGCCACAACTGCGATAGTTGCTCAGGCCGGTAATCTGTTTCAGCCCACGACCGCGATATTTCCAGCCATCACCAGCGACCTGATTGCCAAGGTGTTCTTTTCCCCACTCACCACCGTATACCAGATTGGCGATCGCTTTCTGGTTTGCCGGTTGCGTTGCCGTTCTGCCAAGTGCGGCGGATTGCTGTTGAGTGATGCGGTGGCTGCCGAACGTCGGTACCAGGTTTTCAACCGCGTAATTCAGGTTCTCCACCAGTCGGGTAAATCTGGTGCTTTCATGCCCCATCTGGGCAATAAACATGGCCTGATCAAGCGGTGCGGTGATGCCGTATTCCTTCATGGCGGCGTCGATATGCGGAAACCAGCGCGCAGCTAATCCGGCGCTGATACCAGCCGCCTTCTGAAATTGTGATTGGTTCATTAGTGCCTCAGATGATCAACCAGACGTGCAACGTTGCCTTTGACGGCCACCAGCACGGAAAGGAATATGATATTGGCCGCAATGATGGCCCATGATGAATGCGGGTAAATCCCACACAGGTACGCCAGCGGTACAGCGCTGTAAGTGACGGTAATCAGCCAGGCTAAACGCGAAATCCATGGCCGATGCCGCGAATCACCACGGCGGTAAAACATCAGAGTAATTACAACTCCGGCGCAGAGCAGCGCGTTGATAGTTGCTGTTGGGTCATTTAGTACCACCTGAACCTCCCCGGCGCGTTATCAGCGCCACCAGCGAGCCGATGTCCTGCTTGTTCAGGAACGTAAGGATTTGAACGGCTAACGCAGAAGCTATTACGGCACCAATAGCATCCAGAGGCTTCTCGGTGTACCCCGTCCAGGATGTGAGTTTTGACCCCAACAACCCCGAACAAAGAATGCCGACGATATACGACACGAAGAAGTAGGCCAGGCGACGTAACACACTCAGGTCAGCTGCTGTCGCTATGTAGAATACTGCGCCTGCAAATGCTCCAAAAACAACACCGTAATCAGTTCCGGTCAATAGACCGTAAACACTTGCTCCAGTCAAAGCTAAACCGGCCAGCCCTGTGCCGGAAAATGGATCGGACATAGGTCTCCCCTCATATAGCTGTGTATCCTCTCAGTAATGAGGGGAATAAAAAAAGCCCGCACGGGAGCGGGCAACGAATGCAGATATTTATTTTTTTCAATTTCAGAACGAAGATTATCGGCAGTCTTGGGAAATACTTTAGACAATAAAAACCCGGCGCGGTGGCCGCGTTGATGATCACTTGTTTACTTTTTCCAATGCAGATTCGTAAGCGTCTTTCTCATCAAATAGAGTCGTTACCGCTAAAACCTTACCAATCTGCTGCTTGAGCGCCTTGACGCCAACCTCAGATAGGAACTGGTGGATCTTGTCTCCGGGTTTTCCGAATTCATCTTTGCTACTTTTAGCAAGGTCAAGAATCTTACCTTCGCTTTTGGCCAAGGGCTTGTAAATTTGCTCAATAGTCAATTTTTTGAATAAGAATGGACGCCCTCGTCCTGGCTTGTTTAATTGATAAATTTTGTACCAAGCCTCATAAAGTTCGTTGGGAAACTCTTTCTCATACTGCCTAGCTTCTTCCCTAACAAATGCTTTGAAGAGATCAATTACTTGCTGTACTTCAGGTTTGAATCCAGCTACAGCGTAAGCAACGTTAGTAATACCAACCTTTGCCGCCGAGTTAACTAAGTCTTGAGCTTGCATAGCTGCATTTAGTCTAGATGCTGGAAGATCGCCACTATCTTTAGCTGCCGTAAGGGCTTTGCAAATATCAATTACTACTGAAATATCATATCCATGTCCGCCAGTAAAAGAACCGAGTACTGCGCCATCGTTCTCCCATTGAAAAATATAAGGATTTTCCATTTTCTCAAGCAAAACTGCGTCTACGTAATCTTGCATATATTGAGCGTTAAGAACTCGGTCGATATCTTTTACTCGCTCCCCAAGACCAATGAGTTTTGCCAGCCCGGTTTTAGTTACCACAGCCGTTTTAGATTCATTGTCTAAAACATAACACTCAGTATCAATGCCAAACTCTTCCATAAAGCTTCCCTTGTGGGTTGCTTTCAACGGCTTGTCTTTCCATCTTGCTGCCGCTGCTTTTTTGGCAATGTCAGAACGCTGCTCTTTAGTAAGAGACTTCGCCCTAGCAATCCCGCCCTTAGCTTTACCCTTTGGATCTTTCTTATCGTCTGACATATGCAAGCATTTTTCACTATTTTATGCTTGCATAGTCAAGAGTATATAAAAGGCCGCTGGATGGTAGCCTTCAGTAAACTAATGTTGTTGTGCTTAATTGTACGCCATCGAGGATTCGAACCCCGAACCACGGAGATAGAAGCTCCATGCTCTTTCCAGTTGAGCTAATGGCGGAAAAAAAAGACCAGCATTGGGTTGCTGGTCATGGGTCATGCAGTTGTCTCTGCGAAGCGGGTGTATCCCCCACCCAGTGTTATCAGTATCGAGAGCATTATCAAATGCCATAAAAACTATAGCACTGATGAAAAAATACACTCTGTCAAAGGCCATCAGAAATGACCTTTTGCTCATAACGGGAAGCCAGCTCTCCCGAATGCTTAGTGTCACGCCTAAGCAGGGCATGAAAGCAGGCTTTCCGTTGTGTTTAAAACGAAAAAACCCCGCGGTATTAACCGCAGGGCTTTAAGGATTTCTTGCTGGTCGGAACGAATGAACGGATTCCCAGCGTTAGAGTTGATGCTAGCCGAAAATTCCGCAGACCTCAACACCTTTTTTCTCTGACAATTGAGCTTTATAGAAAATCAGCCTACATCGTAACTGACTTTAAGGCGCTGTCTGCATAACCTTCTTGCCTGTGGCATTCTTCCACCAGCAATTCAAACAGCGGTTGCAGCTGACCGTAAGCGGTGGTTTTTTTTACATCCCATACGGTGCGGACGCCCTACAGCACATTGGAAAATTTTAGCCGGGCGTAACCTCTCCCCGTGCAACGGTCACACACCTTCATGACCGGCACGCCCTGTTCCTCTGTCTTTTTCTTATCCAGCACCCTCCCTTTCCCGTGGCAGCGACACGCATTGCTGATAACGCCTTTGCCGTTACACGCTTTGCACAGAACGCGCGCGCTCTCCCGAACTGATTTCCACTCCTCCCAGTATGAGGGGTAAACACCCTTTGTAACTTTTGCCCATTTTGGCGGCTTGCCGTCAGGGTATTGGATTTTGTTGGTGAATACCTCGACTTCGGTAAAACCGCTACCATCGCAGCAGTCACATCTGCGAACGCTTGCCGCACTACGGGCGTAATCCTGGTATGCAAAAGCACACATAATTTCGAGAACGCGCTGCCGGACTTTTTCATCGAGTTCTGTAACTGATTTAAAGCGTCGGCATAGGACCAACGATGCTCCATAAAGCGCCTCCATTGCCCGGTCAGGGCTGCTGATACCAATTTTTGCAAGGTATAAATCGAATCCAAACCCACACTTGGCGTTAACCAGTCCAAGCGCGGTCATAACATCAGTTCCGGTCAGATTGTCGGTGGCAGTCGCCCTCGAGGAGTCACTGAACATCGGTGATTTTGGCGCGAAATATTTAGCGATTGATTCGAGGTTCATTATGCGGCTCCTGCTGAATGATAGATTCGAACAAAATTACGAAGGATGCGGTAGTCCACCAGCACTGATCCCCGGTATCCCAGAAGGCGCATTCACCACCACGGCGACACTGCGCACCTTTATCGATGAGTACAACAACGGCCTGCCTGTACTGCTGAGCGCAGACGATATCAAAAGATTTCTTGAAGAGCATAACGCCACGCTGCCCGCTCAGGTGCCGCTGGGCGCTAGCCTGGAAGAAACAGCGCAGAACTATATGACGCTGCCAGCTAACTTCCAGCGTATCGATGCAGACCAGAAGCAGACGGCAACGGCAATGAAAGCCTGCATCAAAGAGTACAACGCCACCCTGCCGACGCCGGTTAAAACTAGCGGCAGCCGTGACGCGCTGCTCGAGCAGTTAGCGATCATCAACCCTGACATGGTGGCGCAGGAAGCGCAGAAGCCACAGCCGCTGAAAGTATCTGGCACTAAGGCCGATCTGATTCAGGCCGTGAAGACAGTCAAACCAGATGCCGTGTTTGCCGACGAGCTGCTGGATGCCTGGCGCGATAACCCGGAGGGGAAAGTGCTGGTTACCCGCCAGCAGCTGGGCACCGCACTGAATATTCAAAAAGCGCTTCTGGCTCACCCGACCGCCAGCATGCTGCTGACCCACCCGAGCCGTGCCGTCGAGGTGAGTTACTTCGGCTTTGACGAGGAGACGGGCCTGGAAGTTCGTGTGCGCCCGGACCTCGAGATCGACCTGGACGGTGTGCGTATCGGCGCAGACCTGAAAACTATCAGCATGTGGAACGTAAAGCAGGAAAGCCTGCGCGCCAGACTGCACCGGGAAATCATTGACCGCGACTATCACCTGAGCGCAGCCATGTACTGCGAAACCGCGGCGCTGGACCAGTTCTTCTGGATTTTCGTCAACAAAGACGAGAACTACCACTGGATCGCCATCATCGAGGCATCCGCTGAACTGCTGGAGCTGGGCATGCTCGAGTACCGCAAAGCGATGCGCGCTATCGCAACCGGATTCGACACAGGTGAATGGCCAGCACCAATCACTGCCGACTACACCGACGAACTGAACGACTTCGACCTGCGCCGCCTCGAAGCGCTGCGTACTCAGGCATAAGGGGGATATATGCAAAATACCAACGTTACCGTTGCTGATCAGAACACCGTTATTAATTCCAACGTGGCACTGTTCGATTCTCAATACCTTAACGCCATCAGCACTTTTGCGCAGATTATGGCTCAGGGCACCGCGACAGTTCCTAAGCATCTTCAGGGCAATCAGGCCGATTGCATGGCCGTAGCGATGCAGGCAGCACAATGGCAGATGAATCCCTTTGCTGTAGCACAGAAGACGCACCTGATTAATGGTGTGCTCGGGTACGAAGCGCAGTTGGTCAATGCCGTCATTTCGCGTAGCGGCGTGCTTGCCAGCCGCTTTGAATATGAGTGGTACGGGCCATGGGAAAAAGTTGTTGGAAAATTCCATATTCGTAAAGGCGAAAAAGGCGAGTACCGGGTCCCTGGCTGGACCCTGGCTGACGAAGCCGGGATCGGCATTATTATCCGCGCAACCCTGAAGGGTGAAGATCAGCCGAGAGAACTCGATTTACTGCTGGCTCAGGCTCGCACCCGTAACTCAACGCTCTGGGCTGACGACCCGCGCCAGCAGCTTGCATATCTCGCAGTGAAGCGCTGGGCCCGCCTGTTCTGCCCGGATGTGATTCTGGGCGTTTATACCCCGGACGAGCTGGGTGATCGGCGTGAAGAACGGGAGGTAAACCCTGCCCCTGTGCAGCACATAAGTTTGACTGAAATTACTGATGACAACTTATCTACCACACAGAACGCGCAGCAGTCCTCAGTAAATATCGACACTTTGGCTGATGAATACCGTAAACGGATTGATTCTGCTGAAACTCTGGACGATGCCACTACCGTCGGAAACGACATCAATGCTTCTAAATCCGTACTGGGTGCAGCATTGCACACCGAACTGAAAAACAAAGCTACGCGCCGGTACCACTTTGTGAATGCGAAAAACAAAGTTGATACAGCTATCAAAGCACTTCCAAAACCGGGAGTGGAAGGTGCGGGAGAACGCTTCGAGGAAGTTGAAAAGATGCTCTTGGCGGCTAAACGGCACTTGGGTGATGAATTGCACGATAAGTACCGCATCACCCTCGATGATATGAAACCGGAATATGTGGCCTAAGGGAGGCGGGAGGGTTCGCCCTCCCGGTAACGATATGACGAAAATTATCGAACGCGGAATGATTTTTAACGGTGAGATGGTGCGGGCGATCCTCGATGGACGGAAGACGCAGACGCGGCGGATCATCAAGCCGCAGCCAGAGGGAACATTAAGCGGAAGTTTATCCGGTATGTGGTTAAGCAGGCCTCTTAACGGACTGTTGTTGCCGAAAATTGAAGATATCGCAATCCATTGCCCGTTCGGTGTCGTCGGTGATCGCATCTGGGTGCGGGAGACGTGGGCAGAGGCTGGAGCAAGCGCGCCGGATCTGAAACTTTATCGCGCGAATTACCCTGCGCATGTTCCAACTCATTACGAGAACGTGCCGCCGGCAGAGGATGTCCGCTGGACACCCAGCATCCACATGCCGCGCTGGGCCAGCCGTATTCTGCTGGAGATCACCGATGTACGGGTCGAGCAGCTGAACGATATCAGTGAGGAAGACGCACGTTCGGAGGGAATTTCTGGCTCCTCGGCACGTGACGTTAAAGAGGCTTACGCAGCGTTATGGCGGTCTATCTACGGTTCTGACAGCTGGCGCGCTAACCCATGGGTCTATGTGATCAAGTTTAAGCGTATCGAAGGAGATGGCCATGCGACTGATTAACCGAGGTAACCAGCAATCCCCGTTAGCGCGTCAGGCATGCGACATCGCGCTGGCAGCCCACCAGCAAAGATACGGCGACTATGGGCGCAGCAAGATGAAAGAGACGTATACGGTGAAGGTTGAAGGCGTGAAGGTCTGGGTGGAGGTGGTGAACCGCAAGGCGAGCTATGTGGCCACGGCAATGACAGGCATGCGCCGCTTGCGTGCCCTTCCCGGCCAGGCGTCCTGATAAAGAATTATCAAACGGCCCCGGTTGGGGCCCTTGGAGAACGAAGATGAGCAAAGCAACGAATAAATTTGAGCTGATGAGCACTAAAGACATCTGCGGGCAGCTGTGTATTTCCTCACGTACGCTCGAACGCTACAGGAAAAGAGCCCCAAACGAGAACCCTTTCCCTGAGCCAGATTGCGCTTACATGGGTGGACCCAATAAATGGCTCAGAACCAAAGTCACCGCCTGGCAGATTAAAGAGATGTCACGATCAACCCGTAAGCCGATGTCTCACCTGAACCTAACCCGTGATGATAAAGGCCGTCTCACCCGACCTGACGCGGCGTGA